TAAAGTGTTTTGGGAGATCTTTGACGAGTTTAAAGACTTTGTTACAACTAAAACTAATTGTACTGTAATGCGACATCATGAACTAGAAGCAGATGACATTATTGCAGGTTGGGTACAAGCACACCCAAATGATAATCATGTTATTATTTCAACCGACGGTGACTTTGCACAACTTATTGCACCTAATGTAAAACAGTACAATGGCATACAAGACGTAACAATTACACACGAAGGTTACTTTGACAAGAAAGGTAATCATGTAATTGACAAGAAAACTAAAGAGGCTAAGCCTGCTCCTAATCCTGCATTTATGTTGTTTGAGAAATGTATGCGAGGCGACACTAGTGATAATGTGTTCAGTGCATATCCTGGTGTAAGAACAAAAGGCACTAAGAACAAAGTAGGCCTTAACGAAGCATTTGCAGATAAAGAAACAAAAGGCTTCAACTGGAATAACATGATGTTACAACGTTGGGTAGATCATAACGGTGAAGAACATCGTGTACTAGATGACTATCAACGTAATGTTATTTTGTGTGACTTAACTGCACAGCCTGGTAACATAAGAAGTATTATTAACGATGTAATTGAAGATCATATGACTCCTAAAGAAGTACAACAAGTAGGTATGCGTCTTATGAAATTCTGTGCTAAATGGGATATGCAACGTATTGCAGACCAAGCACAATATTACGCAGAACCATTACAAGCGAGGTACCCACAATGAGTATAAAAGCAAAAGAAGTCCTTAAAGGTAAATTTTGGATTGTAGAAGAAAACGGCAGTAAGGTCGGTACATTAAGTGCCGCCGAAGAGTGTTATACATACTCCTGCGGTCAAGGTACTACAGTGTTCGGAGACTTTAAGCAACTAAAAAAACACTTAGGTAAAATTACTTGGAGTACTGCTGATGATAAAAATACATCAGAATATGAAGTACATGGGTATCCAACTAGTTGCGAACCTTTCAATCCAATGTATGATGTAAAAAATAAATTACCTTTGTTTAGCAAAAGTAATAAATCAAAAAGTTTATACTGTGCAGGATATTACTGTATTCAATTTGAAAAAGGTTGGGTTAAGAGTTTTTGTCCTAAACAAATTACAATTGAACGATACAACTATAGCGGTCCATTTAAGACTGATATAGAAATGAGAACGGAGTTATCACGTGTCAACGCAAAATCCTCTTAATACTGCACCTATTCAGCAGTTTATCCAACAGGTTAAACAGGCTGATTCTGGACAGGCAAAAGAAGTAAAACTTACTTTGCAACAGGCAAAAGGATTAGCATTTACACTAGGAATTGTAATGTCTAGGCTACAAGGTGATATGGAAAAATTTGTAAAAGAAAATGCAAGTAAAGAAGAAACTGTCGAAGTACAAATGGATGGTGGGAATAACTGGTAAGGATATATGGCTAGAAGAAACAAACTTGAAAGAAAACTAGACGAGTATAATCATACTATGGAACTAATAAGAACTATAGTACCTATTGCCGTTTTAGTTTTACAAGTAATCATCTTATTAAGGATATTATAAAATGGATGAACAAGATGCAATGTGGGAAACATTCGATACACTAGTACCTGAAGAAAGTTGGGTACCAACTGCACAAGACAAATGGTTAATTGATAAAATAGCAAAAGTTTTAAAAGAGATAGCATGACAACACACGCAATGATTGATTTAGAAACACTTGATGTTTTACCAACTGCAACAGTATTAACTATTGGTGGAGTTAAATTTGATCCAAATGCAATTAAAGAAACTACCCAACATTTATACTATAGATTTGATGTTGATGAACAATTAAATAAAAATCGTACAACTTCTGAAAGCACACTTAATTGGTGGGCTACACAAGCAGAAGATGTTCGCGAAGAAGCATTAGGCGATGCAGATAGAACACCAGTTATAGATGTATTAAAAGCATTAAACAAATGGTGCGTAGGTGTTGATACTATTTGGTGTCAAGGTCCTGCATTTGATATTGTAATATTAGAAGATATGTTTAGGCAATGGGATCATCATCTTCCTTGGCCGTTTTGGAAAATTAAAGACAGTAGAACTTTGTTTGGTATTATGCCAACAGACCCACGTAAAGAAATAAAATTTGCGGCACACAATGCATTAGAAGATTGTAAAGTACAGGCGTTATGTGTGCAACAGACTGTGAAGAAACTAGGTTTACAACTTAGATAACTGCTACTATAACTTCTTAAAAGAGATAAATATATGCGTATATAATTAAAAGGAAGTACGCATGAGTAGACCAAAACCTACGGTATTACTAGAATACGTTAATAAGAAAACATATCGCAGTGAACAAGTATTAGAAGCAGAAGCCATTTGGGCCGTTTTTCATAAAGACAAACCTTTTAATTTAAAAAGTTCAAATATGTTAACTAACTACCCTGGTCCTAAATATAAGAAAACAAGTTTTTCTAATCCAGGTCATGCACACAATTTAGCAAGTAAATTAAATGAAATGTTTAATTGTAATGAATTTACTGTTTATAAATTGAGTACAGGCGAAGTAGTTAACGAAGAATGAAGAAAGAAACATATACAAAAATCTTTCTAAAACAAGCCGACATTGCTATATCAGATGTAACTATGAAAGAGTACATGTCTACATTATGGCAAAATACTAGGTCTAAAGACGAAGGTGGATTACGTCTTACTGATGCAGGTATTGAATTTTTAAAATCTAAATTAGACTTATCCACATACGAAATTCCTTTTCCAAAAGATTTTGAACTTACAACTAACACTATAATTTGGTTAGACCAATTTATTGATTGCCCTTATTGGTTATGCAAATATAGTATAGAAGTAACGGACGAAAAGAAAGCCATGGAACTACATCTTTTCAGCGGAGATGTAAAAAAGTACGGACTTACCAAAGCATTAAGTAGACAAAAAACCTAACCAAAATAGGTTGACTTTCCTCATAACCTATGTTATTATATATACATACTAAGAAATTAAGTATGGCACTGATACAAACAAACGAGGAATATAACATGGAATCTGTAGTACGCACTGTTACTCCAAATGGAGCAAAAAAAAGTATTATTAGGGCATTCAAGAAAAAGCGTCCTATCTTTTTGTGGGGTCCTCCAGGTATTGGAAAATCTGATATCGTAGGGCAAATCACAAATCAACTTAAAAATTCACATCTTATCGATGTTCGACTATCACTTTGGGAACCAACTGATATTAAAGGTATTCCATATTATGCGGCAAACGATAATACAATGGCTTGGGCTCCGCCAGCAGAACTTCCAACAGAAGAGTTTGCAAAGAAGTTCGACTATATTGTTCTTTTCTTAGATGAAATGAACTCTGCGGCTCCGGCAGTACAAGCGGCGGCATATCAATTAATTCTAAACAGACGTGTTGGACAATATAAATTGCCCGATAATGTTCTTATTGTAGCGGCTGGTAACCGTGAAGCAGATAAAGGTGTTACTTATAGAATGCCTGCTCCACTTGCTAATCGTTTTGTACACTTAGAGTTGGCTGTTGACTTTGATGATTGGTTTGCTTGGGCAGTAGATAACAATCAACATACTGATGTTGTTGGTTATCTTACTTTTAGTAAGAAAGACTTATACGATTTCGATCCAAAGTCTCCTTCACGTTCATTTGCAACACCACGTAGTTGGTCGTTTGTTTCTGAACTACTTGAAGATGACGATGACGAAACTACAACTACTGATTTAATCAGTGGTTCAGTTGGTGAAGGTTTGGCTGTTAAATTTATGGCGCACCGTAAGGTTGCCGCTAGTATGCCTAATCCAACTGACATACTTGCAGGTAAAGTTAAAGAAATGGGCACTAAAGAAATCAGTGCCATGTATTCCTTGACAGTGTCCTTATGCTATGAACTTAAACAAGCGTCAGATAAGAATGACAAAAAGTTTGACGACATGGTTAATAACTTCCTGCGATTTGCGATGGATAACTTCGAAACAGAACTTGTAGTTATGGGTATTAAAGTTGCTATTACACAATATCAACTTCCAATAGATCCAGACGAAGTTGCATGTTTTGATGAATTCCACGAACGTTTTGGCAAGTACATTAGTGCCGCCAGTAACTAAATCATTAAAGGGTAGGGTTCGCTCTACCCTTTTTTGTTACCAAAAGCGGTTGACTAATAGCGTAAATATGTTATTATGTAAGTATAGTAATGAAAAGGACATGGCATGGGCTTAGATACTAAAGGATTCAAACCAGTAGAATTATCCCCCGAAGAACTTGCAGTAATGCGTGAAGAAGTTCATGATAGGGTTATTGTAGCACGAGTAGGTCTTTTACTAAGACACCCTTTCTTTGGTAACATGGCCACACGTATGCGAGTACAAAATTGCGATGATTGGTGTCCTACTGCCGCAACAGACGGTCGTAACTTATACTACAACACACAATTTTTTAACATGCTATCTAATAAACAAATTGAATTTGTTATAGCACACGAAATATTACATTGTGTATTTGACCATATTATACGTAGAGATGATCGAGATCCTCGTGTATATAATATTGCATGTGATTATCTTGTTAACAATTTATTGGTACGTGATAAGATAGGCGAAGTAGTAAATCAAATACAAATCTTTCAAGACTTTAAATATGATGGCTGGATATCAGAAGAAGTATATGATGATATTAAAGACAAAT